CTGAGCTGTCCGGCTCACTCTCGGTTAGCCTTGAAGAAAGGCTAAAGGAACTCGAATGAGCAGCCTGTCGGATCGAGAGAAAGCGATCTTTCAGAAGCTCAAGGACGATTTCGCCCATTACAGTACGAAATGCCTTCGCATTCGGACCAAGGCAGGAACGGTCACACCATTCAAGATCAATCGCTCGCAGCGCTATCTCCATGAGCGCCTTGAAGAGCAACTGAAACGAACGGGCAAGGTTCGGGCAATCGTTCTCAAAGGTCGGCAAGTCGGAATCTCGACCTACATCGCCGGCCGGTTCTACTGGAAGATCAGCCATAAGTTCGGCTTCCGCGCTTTCATTCTCACGCATCTCGACACCGCGTCGGACAACCTGTTCGGGATTGCGAAGCGCTATCACGAAAGCTGCCCTGAACTGATGAGACCAGAAACAGGCAAGGCCAATGCCAAGGAGCTTTCATTCTCCAAACTCGATTCCGGTTATAAGGTGGCAACTGCGGGAAGCGCTGAGGTTGGCCGCTCGGAAACAATCCAGCTCTTTCACGGGTCCGAGGTTGCCTTTTGGCCCAATGCTCAGAACCATTCGGCCGGCATCCGTCAGGCTATCGCCAATGTTGACGGTACGGAGGACATCCGCGAGTCGACGGCCAACGGTATCGGCAACGCCTTCTACGCTGAATGGAAAGCCGCCGAGCGCGGAGACAGCGAATACGAAGCGATCTTCATCCCCTGGTTCTGGCATGAGGAATACGTCCGAGACGTTCCCGCCAACTGGCGCGCGCCGGAAGCATGGCTCGAGTACGCACAATCCTACGATCTGACTGAGCAGCAAACCTACTGGGCATGGCTGAAGAACCGAGAGCTTGCGATTGTCGCGGGTGGAACGCCCGACGAACCGTGCTGGCAGTTCCGCCAAGAGTATCCGGCGAATGCCGATGAAGCGTTCCAGACATCGGGAGAGCAGTCATTCATTGAACCCGGCGCAGTCCTGAAAGCACGCAAGCATCAGGCGTCGGCGTATGGCCAGATCGTGCTCGGTGTCGATCCAGCGCGCGGCGGTGGCGACAAGACGGGAGTGATCGACCGCCAGGGCCGGCAGATGGGTCTCAAGGTCTGCAAGCGCATTGACTCGAACGACCTCATGGCGACGGCGGGAGAGATTCAGAAGATCGCCCGCGAGATCGACGCCGCAAAGATAGTGATCGACACGACGGGGCTTGGCGCTGGTCTCTATGACCGGCTGAAAGAATTGATGGGAGACAAGGTTGATGGCGTCAACTTCGGCGCGGCCGCGTGGGACAGAAAGCACTATTCCAACCGCAGAGCGGAAATCTGGGACGGGCTGCGGCAATGGTTCGATGACCCCGCAGGCGTTCAGATCCCTGATAGTGACGAGCTTCAGGGCGACCTTTGCTCCATCATTCGCGGACCAGGTGCTACACGGTTCAATTCCTCGGGACAGCTTGTCCTTGAGCCAAAAGACCACGTTCGAGAGCGCCTGACGTTCTCGCCCGATCTTGGCGACGCCGCTGCTCTGACATTCGCAATCGATCTTTCTATGCCGCTCAATGAAACAGAAGCGCCGGCGGTCGTGACCGATGGCGCATGGATGGGGGCGTGATGAACGAGACCGACAATCCGACGCTCGCGGAGGCCGTCAAGGCCGCGCTCGAAGCATCTCCCGTGCTCAAGGCAAGCAACGTCGAGATCGTGAAGATCAGGACCGCGTTCGACATCGAGAACAACCGCAATCGCGTTCGGGCGGAGATCGTCTTTGATATACGCTAACGGTCCGGCCGCGGTGGAGTCTCAGGGCGAGCGCCCCGGCTACCACGAAGACGCGGCGCAGTTCCCGAACAAGGATGCTGCGAACGGGGAGTCGCGCGATGTCGTAAAGGAAGTCGGAGAACGGCTGACGCAAGCCTACAACTTCGACAAGCACAATCGCGATGCGGCGGCCGTAGACCTGAAGTTTCTCGCGGGCGACCAATGGCCGGAGTTCGCGCGTCAGGCCCGTGCCAATCGTCCGATGCTGACGATAAACAAGCTGCCGCAGTTCCTGCACCAGGTCACGAACGACATCCGCAAGAACTCGCCCGTCCTCAAGGTGACGCCGGTCGGCGCCGGTGGGGATGAGAACATTGCCAAAATTTACGACGGCATCATTGCGGACATTCAGTACCGATCGTCGGCGCGAAACGTCTACGCGACGGGCGGCTACCACGCCGCGGCGTGTGGCATAGGCCATTGGCGGGTCAAGACCTGCTACCAGGACGAGGATACGTTCGATCAGGAAATCCGCGTTGAGCTGATCCCGTACCCGCTCGCGGTGTATTGGGACCCAGCCGCGGTGAAGCCGGATCGATCGGACGCGATGTGGTGCATCGTCGTCGATCTCGTGCCAACCGAAACGTTCAAGCTGAAGTACCCCGGCGCGCTGACGACGAGCGTTGCCGAGGTCCGCACTCCCAGCTTCTCGAGCGGTATCTTCTGGCGGACGAGCGATTACGTTCTCGTCGCCGAATATTGGTGCAAAATGCCGGCCGCAAAGACGCTGGCGGCATTCGAGAGCGGTGCGACGTTCGACATCTCGAAGCTCAATATGATCCAGCTTTACCAGCTGCAGAGAGAGAATGGGCAGATCGTGCGCAAGCGCGAGGCCCAATCCTATAAGGTTGAGCAATCGTTGGTGACGGGTTCCGAGGTGTTGTCGGGGCCGCATCCTTGGCCGGGGAGCATCATTCCGATCGTCCCGGTGATCGGAACAGAGGTCCCGTTAGAGCGTCAGGTGATCCGCAAGGGTCTGATCCGCGACGCAATGGATGCGCAGCAACTCTACAACTACTATCGAAGCGCCGCAGCTGAGCACATCGCGCTGTCTCCGAAGTCGCCGTATCTCGTAACAGACAAGATGATCGCCAAGCATAAAGGCGATTGGGATTCTCTGAGTTCGAAGAACAAGCCCTACATCCGCTACACGCCAGACGAGGGCGCAACGGGTCAGGCAGGGAAGCCCGAGCGCGTACAGGCGCCAGAGCCGCCGGCAGCGTTGTGGAATGAAGCGGAGATTGCGACCGAAGACCTGAAATCGACGACCGGGATCTATGACGCCTCGCTCGGCGCCAAGTCGAACGAAACATCAGGCGTTGCCATCAAGCATCGTGAGATGCAAGGCGCGACGGCGAACTATCACTATCAGGATAATCTGACGCTCTCGATTGAGCATACCGGGCGCATTCTGATCGACCTTATTCCCAAGGTCTACGACAACCAACGCGTAGTGCGTCTGATGACGGAGGGCGGCGACGCCAGCATGGTTCCGATCAACTATGTCGTCTATGACAACGCGGGACAGCCGGTCATGCTGATCGATTGGGGCGTCGGCCGGTTTGATATCCGGGTGACGATCGGCCCGAGCTTCCAGACCAAGCGCCTCGAAGGCTCGCAGGCCATGACGGAGCTGATGGGAGCCGTCGGCAATCCTGAAGCCTCACTCGTTCTGGCGCCCATTGCAATCCGGAACATGGATATTCCGGACGCCGAGGAAGCAGCAGAGAAACTGCAGCGAATCGCTGATCGTATTCTTGGGCCTGATCCGAACGCACCGCCGCCCCCGCCGTCTCCCGCCGAACAGATGCAGGTTGCAGAGGGACAAGCAAAGGTTCAGCAGACGCTGGCACAGGCGAGCCTGTCGACGGCAAAGGCCGAAGGCGAGCAGATCAACAACGCCATCAAGATCAAGCAGCTTCACGGCGCGCACCTCGATAACGCGCTGAAGGTCAAGCAGCTGACGGCACCAGAGCCGCAATCGGACGATTCCGAGGCCCCAGCCTCGCAGTAGCACGTCGCGTACCTCGCGGATTATCCGCGCCACTCTCCTTTGGAGTTCCATCACATGACTGACACGACCCAACCGGCCGCGGAAGCGGCTGCCACGACGCTTGCCGAGTCCACTCAGGTTCAGACGCCTGCCACCACGACGGAAGTTGCCAACCCGGCGCCGGCATCATCGCCGGATACGGAACAACCTGCGGAAGCAGCCAAAACCGAACAGCCGCGCGATAGCGAGGGGAAATTCCTCCCCAACAACCCGCGTGTTCAACGGTTGCAAGAGACGATCAACAACCTGACGCGTCAGAAGCACGACACGTCGAGGGAGGTCGATCGTCTGAAAGCAGAGGCAGCGGAGCTCAACCGTCAACTGTCACAACGTCCCGATATCGATCCGTCGGACGCAGGTGCTCAGCAAACCGAGACGATCCGACGGGCACTCAAAACGCAGCGCCTTGAGGACACCGTCAACCAGGCGAAGGCCCTCGAACAACAGTCGCAGAACACGAACCACCAACTCGTCGCTGCGCAGGCGGAAACGCTGCGCGAGCACATCCAGGATATCGATAAGATCTTCCTGCCACCCGCACAGGGCGGACCGAACATCAGTCAGATGATGGCCGAAGCCCTTGCCCGCGTCCCGAACGGCGCGCTCGTTGCTTATCACCTCGCACAGAACCCGCACGAAGCCGTGCGCCTCTGCCAGGCAGACCCGTGGACCGTCGCCACTGAGATCGGATCAATTTCGCGATCCCTCGATCTGCCCAAGCCCGTGAAACGCGTCTCGCAAGCCCCAGCACCGGTTCAGACCGTCAACGGGGCTCCAGGAAACCCGGCTCCCGATCTCGGATCGCTGTCCTTCAAGGACTACGAACGCATCCGCAACGAGCAAGAACTCGCGCGAGCCCGCTGATTTAAGGCGAAAACGAAATGTCAAACACTCTCATCACCCCCAGCATCATCGCGAAGGAAGGCTTGAGGCAGCTCAAGAACACCATCGTGATGCCGCGCCTCGTGCATACCGACTACTCGAAAGAGTTCAACAAGGTCGGCTCGACGATCTCGATCAGGAAGCCGGTCAAGTTCACCGCCACCAGCGGCGCGACGCGGTCAAACCAAGACGTGGTCGAAGGTACCGTACCGATCGCGATCAACAGGCAGGAGCACGTTTCCTGGAATTTCTCGTCTCAGGAACTCACGCTCACCATCGATCAGTATTCCGATCGATATATCAAGCCCGCAATGATCGCGCTCGGCCAGAAGGTCGAAACCTTCCTGATGGGCATGTACTACAAGCTGCCGATGTTCGTCGGTACGCCGGGCACGATCCCGTCCACGTTCCTTGAGCTTGGCGCGGCACGTCAGAAACTCGTCGAGCACGCGGCTCCGGTCGGTGAGGAACTGAATGCCGTCCTCAATCCGGCAACGTCTCTGAAGGTGGCGAACGATCTCAAGACACTGTTCCAGCCTCAGAAGACGCTGACGGCACTCGAACGGGTCCGCGTCGGTAAATACGCCGGCTTCGAAACCTATGAGGCGCAGTCGATCGTCAATCATACGACGGGCGCGTGGGGTGGTTCTCCGAAGGTCAAGGACGCCAGTCAAACGTCCAACACCACGCCGCAGGCCAACTCCATGAGCCTGACGACCTACGGCTGGACGAACAGCACCACCGGCATTCTGAAGGCCGGCGACGTCATCACGCTCGCTGGCGTCTACGACGTGAACCCGGTATCGCGACAGAGTCTTGGCTACCTGAAGCAGTTTACGGTCATTGCCGATGCGGACTCTGGCGCGTCGACGGGACCCGCCACGCTGACGATCGCGCCCGCCATCGTGACGACTGGACCCTACCAGAATGTCACGGCTGGACCCGCTGCAGATGCGACCATCACGGTCGTTACCGGCACGGCGTCGACGGCATATGCGCAGAACCTTTGCTTCCACAAGAATGCAATTGCGCTCGTGTGGTCGGCGTTGGAGATGCCGGACGGCGCGGCGTTCAAGGCGCA